ACCTTTTGCATCAACCGTGAATACTGGAATATTAGAAGTTCCACCGTAAGTTCCAGCTGCAACACCAGTAGTATTAAGTGTTAATTGATAAGTGTTATTACCAGAACCATTGGTTGTTATGAAAGCATTTGCATCACCAGCAATAGTCATTGTGATAGTGTTTGCTAATGTTCTAGCTGCATTGGCAGTTCCAAAAAGACTACCCGTTACAGTACCAACAAAACTATTAGCTACAATATTACCTTGTGCGGTTCTTAGTACTAATGTATTTGGAATTGCTTGAGATGTTCTAGAATCAATTATCTGAGTGTAGAAATACCCGCCAGTATTCTGTACAGAACCGTCAGGAGCACCTATAAACAATGTGTTTGAAACAAACGAATATGCCTGTTCACCTGCAAACAAACTGCCGGCAGCCGGAGCACTATTCGCTACGGAAAGTTTTATTACTAATGAGGTAGCCACGTTAGAAAGATCCGCCAGTTACAGGTGGAACATTTTTAAATACGAACTTACCAGAGGAAGCTTCGTATGTTAAAACAAATCCATCAGCTATATTGTTAGGAACTACAACATTTGATATTTGTTGCATTGCAAGGTTCGCTGTCTGTGCAACCGTAACGGATGCAACTGTTGTCTTTTGTGGTTTTACTTGAATTTGTATTGGCATTTTTTATCTCGTGACATTAGGTAATACTGTTATAATACCTTCAAATATTCGAGTTATAGCACCTGCTCCATTATCTATCTCTACATCATATACGTATCTTCCTGCGGTTAAATTTGAGGTGTTGGCAGCACTCATAGACATGGTTATTTCACCAGATCCAGGTGATGTAACGGAAACTGTAAAGTCTTGTTTTGTGGAAGAATAATACGATTTACGCATTTGTGATCTGGCAGTATATCCAGATAGGTTTTGACTAACGCCGGTGCCATCACTTACTGTAATAACAGTATTAAAAGTTGCACCTTGTTCTAATGTCAGTTCTACAAATTCAGCCACAATAACTCCTTTTTATTGTCTATTTAGTCAAACGAAGTAGTCTATTTTACCTTTTTATTTTCTAAAAATAAATCTACAGGTACACATAATCTGTGAGTTGAAGTGCAAGCACCGACATAATGATAAACAAAACTGGGAAATACTACAAAATCTCCCATTACAGGTTGATAGATTACTGGTTTGAAAATATTTTGAAAACTCAAAGGGTACCCACGATTAGAATTACTTCTAGGATCTGTGAATATGATATTTCCTTCTTCAGTTCTATCACTACATAAAATATAAAAAACAGCACTCAGATGTGCGCCAGAATGATTATGACTAGGTAGACTAGATTGGTTAAACCAAGCTTTAATCTTATATCCAAAGTCGTCTATATTTTGATTAAAAATTTCATTCAAATATAGTTTAAATGTTGGATATACTATCTCATTCTTAAATTTTAAAATAGACTCAGTTTTTAAATCGAATAAATTAAAATTATTCTTCTCAGAGTAATCTTTGTCGAAATTAGATATAGAAAAAAATTGGTTGGCCAAGTCCTCTAAAATCTTATCATCTTCCACTTTACCACGATAAAACGTAGTCGGCCAAAAATCATTAAACCCAAGATTCATCTAGTTGCAACTCTCTCAAAAAATAATTTTTAATATCTGGTATAATCCCACAAGATTCGTCAAAGTCTAGACCAACCTCGTGTATTATACAATCATAAGTATATTTATCGTCTTGATACGGTACAAAATACGGATCGTTATTAAATAATAAAGAAGGGTCATTCAAAACTTCATAGAAATTTTCTTGAAAATAATGACTGATCCATCTAGCATAACATATACCTACGACATAACTTTTTGCTGGGTACACCCAGCCTAGTTCGGTAGTTGTAAAATACTTTATAGAAGATTCTATAATATTATCGTCAATTACAACATCGTGTAATTTTAAATCATCGTCATGGTTCGTATTTAATCGATGAAATATTTCTTGCCTAATTTTCCATTCCGAAGTGTTCATTTTTATACCAATCTATCAGGTGTTTAAACCCATTACAGCTTTCTTCCAAAGACTTTACTTCACGTAAATGTTCAGATAAGCAATTACCATAATACTCACAATTAGAACAATATTTATTCAAACCGACACGATGTTTTTCCTTATCGCACCATTGCCAGTATTCTTCTAAGGTATCATATTCTAAAAAGAATTCATTATCATTTAGGTCAAATTCTAAAACACCGTATTTACCTTCTGGAGTAATATAAACATGATCGTCCGAAAAACTACTTCTAGTCTTATTTAATACCGAACCTAACAAAGATTCGTTTACAAATTCAAAATTCTTATTAGGGTGAAGTAACCACTTTTTAACAAAATCTTCATATAAGGTATAAGGAACATTAAATTGATTCGCTTGATTTGAACTATAAGGTTTTATTTCCACAGAAACCAAGTTCTCAAGCATATTGAACATAGTAATCATTTCATCAACATCTTGTTCCATAACTTCAGGAGAGGCTAATACTAATATAGAAAATGTTCTATTCAATAATGCCATGTTTTTAAATACACGTTCGGAATCTTCTCTAGCCTCAAAATCATAACTAACTGTTGTGTAAACTCTATCATCAAGTGTGATATCATTTACCATAGACAAGTTGGTAATTAAACTTATATCGTCAATACCATACACATTCAAAAGAGTTACTAAATCATTCCAATATTCTTTAGGTAATAGTCCTAATTCTCCACCATACAAGTCAACTTTATCGATATTTTCTTGTTGTGAAATCTCTGATAGAATTTCATTGAGTCTATCTAATTCTAATAATTTTTTATCAGATAATTGTTGTTCGGTAAGATAACAAAACTTGCATCTAAAATTGCAATAGTACCAAGGATTAATTGATAATATCATAATCCATTTGCTTTCAAAATATCAGGTGCCAGTGTCTTCATTTTCTTACAATGCGTAGAAGCCATATTATATGTTTTATGATCTTTGATGGTCTTTTTACATCCGTTACATATTTCAAACATAGGACAAGTATAACAATCCTCAGTCATGGTTTGTAACTCTAAAATGTTCTTGATGGGAAATATTTTTTTACCTTTCATTTCATGATCAAAATTAATACTGTATTCTCTATCATCACCGAATGCACCACATGAATAATAATCACCCGATGGTTGAAGAGTTCTAATACCAGAATCACAATCACGATTTTGAGGACAACAAGTTGATTGTCCTATCAAACGTTTCATCATTTGTTTAGTATTAAATTCCCAAGGAGCAAGACCTCTTTTCCATATTTCCACATATATTTCATAGATGTTAGATAACATATATGGCTTGCCTTGTTGTCCCATTATGATACCTTTGAACTTTACTGGCGGACCACTACTCATAGCATAGTTTAATTTACATTCAACTCCCATACGTTTGGCGAGTTCCACATTCTTAATAGCATCATGTTCATTTTCTTCTGTTATAACACTAATAAAATCAGGTCTATAACCACAATGCTCTAACATCGTATCACTACATTTCCAAAAATCTTCTTCAGTAAATTCAGATAGATCACCTTTCAATCTACCACCACCATATTGAAAAGATGTGGTTACTCCCATTCGTGGATGATTAAATAAGTCTTTCCATTTATTAGGATTTTTATAGAATGGCCAAAGATTAGAAGTGAATGATAATGTTGCGTGAGAATTTATAGAATCTAAATGACCAATAATATCCCAGTAGTATTCTGGATCCATCATTAAAGGATCACCACCATTGACTATAATAGTATTGGTTTCTGGAAAACGTTCTAGAAATTTATAGATGTATTCTAAGTCTAACTCTAGAGATTTATCTTCGGTAATATTTGTACTGGAACAAAAAGTGCATTTAAAGTTACATTTTTCGGTCGGTTTAATTATTAAATCCATTTCAATACCAAACTATATTATCTTCCAAATTCTTAACAGGACTTATACATTCATCAATCTTCGATATTTTCATTAGAGTATGTATTCCTCGTTCTGCACAATCAGGTACCAATTGACAATTTTTACAAGTCTCATTATTTGATGCCCAATCTAATTGTTCTAAGAAACCAGAAAGATACGTATTATATAATCCTTCAAACGTCCAAGAGTCTTTAACTTGATAAGCTTCATCAAAAGATGCAAGGCCTTCTAAGAGAAAAGGAGTCATATAAAGTTTACCTGATTTATAAAAAATATCCCAATCTTTACCTTCATGAGGCAAAAACTCTGCAACATCGATATCTTTGCCGTATTTTTTACGAGCTCTAGTAATATACTCTCTGAGTTTCATAGCGGCATCGTAAAAATTTTTTCTATTTTTTTCTTGCCTAAGATCGGTTCTGGTATGAGGTAATATTATATCTGCCGTCAATCCTTCTAATATAGGAGACTTGTATGTTTTTAATATAAGTTCTTCAGTGATATTAGTATTTTTTTCTCTATCATATATCGAACTCGTTTCGTAATTAATTAACAGATAAGTTTTAGTGTGAGTAACATTAGGCATGTTTTCAAGTGTTAAATTTATACGTTTTCGTATTCTATTCACATAATCTTCATTGTCGATATGATATGCTTCAAAAGGCACAACAAACTTTACCAATCCACCATGTAACAACCAATTTAATTGTTTTCCTAAATTTATATAATTTTCATTAAAAGGATCTAAAAATGCACAATTGATTGATGTTTTTAAAAACTTCTTTGATAAATTTTTAATTTTAGAACTAGTTAATACTAAATCTCTATTAACACTAGTCATAATGTCTGTGGGTCCTATTTGCAAATTCATAGGACGAAATTCCGATTTCGCTAGATCATCGACTAGATAAAAAATTCTGTCAAACTCATCTTCAGAAGGCCAACTATTTCCTTCTTTATCAATAGAACAACCGGTGCAATTATAATTACATCCGTTTGTGACTTCAAGTGTGAAGTCTATCAATTTTTTAATGTTATCTTCTTTCATATTATTAAAGATTTTTTTGGTTCACCATCAATTACACTCCAACCAAAAACAAGACTTGTTCTAGGAATATCTCCAAAATAGGGTTTAACTCTATGTGTTGTAAAACCTGGAAAAACTATTAGTCTATTTTGTTTAGGTAAAATATTTATGGAATTATCTGGATAATCTGCAAAAGTCAAATGTTTGTATAGAGTAAGTTCTCCACCAACCCAACGGTCTTCTTGATAACTACTATCAATATAATAGATGGCTGTAATGTAGCCGCCTTCGGCTATATCGTGGTGAGGCTCATATAAATGATTGCCTACCATGCTTTGGTCGTATTTGTGTAGATAACCTTTCTGGAGATCGTTGATACGTAAGTTATCATAATTTATATTGTTTTCTAAACAATAGTTCATTACTACGATTGAGGTCGATTTAAATAATTCTGCTTGTGCGGATGTCATATTAACAGTATCTTGACCTTCAATAGTTTTTATAATTGAAGATTCAAATTTCAATTGTTCATATAATAAACTGTCAACAACAAAGTTGTCAATTACCTGTATCTGTGTAGTCCAAAGATTGAATGTTTGATGGTCGCTCATTGTGGGTATCTTATCCAAAAATCACCATCTCTGTGAAATTTAAACTGTTTCATAATCTCACGGTGGTATGGTTCGTGAGTGATTCTTCGTTGATTCATAACAAGATGTAAACATTCAAGATACATGCCTGATGGACAAATAATTTTTTTATTACCAAACATAGAAATTATATCAACCCACATTTTACGAATGAATTTTCTAATTTCAATATTACTTTTACGATTCATATATCCAGCAGTTTTTACAGTACCAATAATAATTTCATCATCGTAAATATGTATTAGTGCAACACCTTTCTCGATCTTTTCTTTATCATTACAATGAGCCCATTGCACATCATATTTACTTCTTTGACTATCATTATATAAATCCGGATCTTGTTCTTTATCACTAAACCAGATAAACATATGGGCTCTTCTTGAACAAATTCTCGGAACTACTGGATAAGTTATTCGTAGATGGTCTAATTGTATCTCTACATCAGACGGATGTGGTGGTAGGGGAAGAACTGGTTCTTCCTCGTAGTCGTACATTGTCGATATATCTGTACGTAATCTTATAGATACACTCATCAAGTTCTTCCCTAAATTTATAATCATGCTGCATAAAACAACCAAAAGTACATCTATTCAGGTACTCACACGAAACACAGTCATACTTTTCTAAAAATTTATTTTCAATTTCAGAATTATCCATCTTCTGTATTTTAGATGAATAAAACTTTATAACCTTTTCATCTTGTACTAAATTACCACAATTACACATAGTACCATCGGCAAGAATAAGCTTACTAGTTCTACATGATGCGTAATTGGTTTCGTTATGTATCCAATCTTTAATAGGATGAACGTTTGGATAATTATCAATTAAATGTTTAAAAACATCCACTAACTGTTGATCTGTAGGTGCTTGCACCTCAGCAGATTCATCAGGCATATAATAATCAAAGTATATGTAATACCCTTCATTATATAATTTTTTAAAATACTGATCTTTATCTTTAAGTATGTAATCGATATTGGGAGAATTCAATAACATACTAATACAAGAAATACGTTTACCAAAATATTCCATATTCTTCTTAAAAATTAAGAAGTCATTTATGTTAAATCTACCACGAGGATCGTAAGATGTTACGAGATTAGATTCAACATTAACAGATTCAGAAAAAGATAATAATGATTCTATAAGATCAATCTTATCAGTAACTAAATTAGTGACCCAATTTAGTTTTACTTTTTTATTATATTTTGTACTTAGTCTTTTTATACCTTCGATTAATTCTTTATAGGCTGTAAGTAATGTGGAATTAAATATTTTTGATGCAAAAATCTCGCCACCCATAACATTAAATATTACAGAATGGCGAGTTTCTGATTGTAAGAATTTTTCAATTGGAATTAATTTTTCAATTACAGTATCAATTCCAATTTCATTTTCATGATCTTGCCAACAAAAAGAACATCTTAAATTACAATATTCAAAAAGATGTATTGTATATTCCTGTTCAGTATCACGTTTACGTTCAATAATAAAATCACGCATTTTTACAACAATCTATATTTTGATATATCTTTATTATTGTATTTTTGACCTAAGAAATATTGAATTAGAGGAAAATTAACGTTTATAAAATCAACACGAGGAACTAAAGAAGTGTCGAAAGGATTCTCAATAATATATTCTAATATATCGTCCAACTCTTCATCAGTTATAGACTCACGGCATGTGATAATAACATATTTTTCTAATGAAGCAATATTTCTATCGAGATGTATACCTTCAAACTTTTCAAAAATGTTGAGTAAGGTATTCATTAATTTTATAGTTTTTTCTTCACTTAATCCTTCTAGGTTACATTTACCATAAGTTTTCTCCGATCTCTCCCAAATCTCACTATCAGAATATGATTCTAGTTGTTCAATCGTTTCCAAAGGATCTAGTTGAGTTATATCTATCAAATTAGGATCAATATTAAATGTACTTAAAAATTTATGATTAGTAATATTTAATAAAACCATTTGGCGACTATCTTCAAACAATTCTACAAACCAACGGCGTAAAAACATATGCAATGTTTTTTTCAATGATTCTTTATGAGAATTATCACCCGACAAATAAGTTGATAGTAAAAATTCGTATGTATGATTTAAATTCAAAGATTTTAACAAACTTCTATTTACAGATTGTGCGTTTTCCCATGCAGATTGAATATCTTCCAAATCTTCCCATAAAGAATTTAAATTAACACTAAACAATGGAGCTAATTGTGTATTAGAAATCATCCTTTGATTATAAATTGTATGATCTACTATAGTTTTAAAACCATCGAAATCTAAATTAGGTAATGTTGACCTGAACCAATGAGCCATGAATTTTTTATATGAAGTTCTATCACAAAAAATAATAATTTTTTTACCAGACTCGTCTCCAAAATCTTTTAACGATTTTATAAATCCTAAGAAATCATCACCAATAACTTCTTCAAAACTTTTACCATATAGTATTAACTTTCCAAGAAAAGTCTTTTCCAAAATATCATAAATTTGATCACCGTATTGTTGTGAAATAACAACTCGGTCTAAATGATTTTCTATTCTATCATCAAATTCTAAGTAAACTTTATTAAACAGATGTAACATTTTCCAATTCCTCTATTGTTTTTTGTTTGTGTGAATTATAGGAATCTCCTTCTACCACACCTTCTGCGATACCATACGTCAGTAGAAATAATGGATTATTCTCGTTAGCCCAATATGAATACATATTTTTACCTTTAAACATGTAATCATTAAAATAATGAGTGTAAAATTTTAATGAATTTTTATCAGTGTTATTATAAAATGAATAAAAATTTTGATGTTTCAATAAACTGATAAAATTAACTCCTTCTAATTCAGAAGAATCGTCAGTTTCAAAAGAAGAAACAAATTCTTTAAACATATCATCAGAAATAATATGCATATTATACAATGATAAACTTTCTAATTTTGAAATCCATTTATTTAAGATATCTTTATTCTGTTCAATAAATTCTTTATCTTGTAACGGCACCAATTGTTTTGCTTGGTGTAAAATATTAATAACTGATGATTCTAATGTATGAACATTAACAATCATTGACGAATGTAAGTATTCTTTGATCATATCATAACATTCATCACTAGAGCACCCACTAAAGTCTATATCAGATGGTATATCAAGGTTTGAAAGATATGTTAATAATTTTGTTCCTTTTAGAGAACTATCTTTATAATTAATGACAAAGAAAGTTGTTTTATCATTAAAATATTTTTTAAGATTATCAAGTGATATAGGTGCAATAGTTTCAACAATATTCATTATCTTCTTCCTCTAGAACCGTGACATGATGAATGGCAAGATGTATGGCAAACCGTAACAGTAATTGTTGTTGTGGCTGATCTTGCATTACTATACGATGTTCGTAAATTATTAAAAAGAGATTCTAAATTACTACTACTTATCGAATTACCTGAAGCAACGCCGGCATTTGCTGGAGAACCAATACTTTGAAGATATGTGGAATTCATATATGCAACAGCTGTTTGATCAAACTGTGTACCAGAACCAGTTAAATTTAAAATCGCTCTTAAATTCCTAATAGAGGTATATCTTGCAGTCTCAATAACAAGAGTATCATAAATATTCGATGCTGTAATTTTTCCACCAACTGGCGAAATAGATGGTCCTGTTATACCAATAGGTCTACCTGCGGTTGTACCACCAAAATTTGCAGGACTGAATTGAGAAAACGGTAAAGCATTAGCTCCCCATGAAATTCCTGCACCAGCTGTAGCTGTCACATAATCTGCAAATCTATCAACAATATTCTGTGAGTTAATATTATTAGTTAATGTTGCCATTTTTTATCATCCAAACTTTCTTGTTTTGTTTATCTTTTAAAAATCTCATCAAACTTTTTGGAGCTCCGCATACATCATTTTGCCATTCAAGTTGGTGGCAATCTCCACCACAATATTCAAATACATCGCACGAAAAGCATCTAGGGTCTCTACTACGTTCGCACGATATATTTTCTATTCTTCTTTCACTATTTATAATATCTTCCAGATTATCATTTATGTGGCCAAATTGAAATTCTGGCGCAGAATTTGGACATCCTGATAATGTGCCGTCAGCATTTATCGTGAATATTTTCTCTTCACAATCTCTACAAAAAGTGCCGCCTTTTAAAAAACCCGTATCAAATTTTGAATAGATTACTTCTAAAAACTCATTATCAAACCAATCTCTAGCATTATACTTTTCTGATTGTTCGTGTAATTTCAGAAACCAGTTATCTTGTTCTATATTATTAGGAAATATCTCTGGGAATTTTTTGGCATTTCCGTTATGTGTTAATCTTTCAAACGAAACTTCTTGAACACCTAGTCTGCGAATCCAACGTAACAATACTATAGGTTCTATATCTAAAGTGTCTTGCGTTACACTTATGAATAATTTTACAGTTACACCACGATTCAATAAACTTTTAACATTACTGTGCCAAAGTTTATATTGTTTATTGTTCGCAAATCTTATTTTAGGGTCCCAAGAAGTTCCTATTCTATTATTGAAAGCTTCTTCTATAAAATCATAATGTTCTTGATCCATCTTGAACACTAAATTTGTTGTTGCTCCCCAAGACATAGCAGGCCATAAATCTTTACAATTTTCCCAGACATGCCTCATTTCATGTACAGGAACTAAAAAAGGTTCACCGCCATGAAATTCACAATGTATAGAATCTGATTCTGAAGGATAATATTCTCTAAACCTTTTAATCCAATCAGTAACTTTTATGGCATTCCAAAAAATTTTAGGACCATTAATACCATTAGTGAAACAATGTTTACAATTTAAATTGCATGTTTCTGTGGTCTTTAAATAAAACATCCAATTCATAATTTATTCACTAAAAATTTTTCAAGACCAAAACTTAATATTAAAGATTCTTTTTTGTTTATTGCTTTATGGGGAGTATTAGAAGTAATGAATACGCTTTCACCAGAAGTAAAAGTATTAACTTCATCTAATATCTGTAATGTTTTTTCACCCCAAACAACATGTATATAAACATCGTCTGGATCAGTATGAGTTCCGAAACTTGCAGAATTTTCATAAGCTCTAAAAGCATGGCAAGTCACCGGACCATCATGTTTATATACATATTGCAATTCACAACATGTATCATATATTTGTGAATTATACTTTTCCATACCCTCAACTTTTACGGTTTTGCCGTAATTGGAATGAAGTTGACCTAGGTCATCAATATAAATTTGTCGGCCTAGGTCATCAAGTACGGAAATTAATTTTTGTTCATATACTAAATCATGTTGTATAAAATTCTCAAACTCATCAATAGTTATCATGTTAAAGTATTAAAGCTTCAATCACACCTTCTTCTTCGGTTGTTTTTGTTTCTAAGGCAATAGCGAAATGATTTACTACATTATATTCACCAACACCTAATGTATTACTTGTGCCGATAGGTTGTCCTTTTTTAATTGTACCTTTTACTCGTACAGGTACTCGACCTTTCAGTGCAACATAAACACCATCTATTAAACCTTCATTCATCCTAAAGGCTGGATTGGATGATATCACACCTATAGCTCTAAAGTCAACATCAGAAGCAGCAGTGACTTCTTTTTCACCGCCTATAGCCATAACAGTACCTTCAGGATAATCAGCATCAGGTAAATATTTTTCGGCCAAGTCAGCGTATTGTGCTGAAGTTGCGGTACCTCTAAAAATTGTTGCCCAAACATCAACGGACACAGCTACGTCACCTGCAACTTTCAATGCAGCTGTATCTGAAGGATCGGTTTTACTTGTTGTTGTCCCACCATCTCTAATATGAAGTCTATTCCAGATTGTTGAAGTTCCATCACCGATAGCTGGAGTTCCAAGTACAGTAAATGCAAGTATATTATTTAAATTACCACCAGAAACATTGGTTGCACTCGTAGCAACAGTTGCTGTTGTTGCTGTTGTTGCTGAACCAGCAGTTGCTGCTGAAGCTGCACTACCTGTAATATTAAATCCAAAAGAACCGCTTGCTGGCATTCTCGCAGCAGGTATAGTACCAGATGTTAAATTACTAGCGCTTAGTTGAGTTAAATCTGCACTAGGAACTTCAGCCCAAGTAAATGCTGATCCTGTCCATTGTAAGTATCTATTAGCAGTTGAAGGCGCATCAATAAATCCTGTTGTACCTACACCTGTCTGTACTACGATCTGTCTATTAACGCCACCCGAAATTGCAGGTGCTGTGCTACCACCAAAATCAGTATATGTTGAACCGTCATTTGTGAATTGCCATTTTGCAGTGGGTTCATTCCAACGAATCTCAACGTTAGGACTTACACCTCGATCTACAGTAAGTGATGCTCTGAATAACGGATCAGCAGATTGTATAATATCAGAATTTAAAACAATTTTAGCACCAGCAGCACCAGTTCTAACACCTAAAAAGTCGAATGAAATGTTAGCTCTTGGTGCGGTAATAGAACTACCTGACATGAGTAGATCGCCGGTCATAGTGCCGCCAGCTGATAGTACGGAATTATTAGCTCTTAAGAATGCTGCATTAGCATACCGTGCTGCTGAGTTAGCAACTGCAAAACCAGCTATAGCAGTATTTGTAGTTGTATTGCCTAAAGCATAAGATGCTGATCCAGTTGCTTGTGCGGCATCTGCGGCAAGTTGTGCGTTTGTTGCAGATACAAATGCTGAGTTAGCTTGAGTGAAACCTGAATTAGCATACGATGAAGCTGCATTAGCATTGATGTCTGCGGTATTAGCTTTAACAAATGCACCATTCGCATACAACGCAGCAGAGTTTGCAACATGATTCGGAGTGTTAGCAATAATGAATGCTGCATTGGCGTATAGTGCGGCAGAATTAGCAACGTGTGTTGGAGTATTTGCAACTATAAATGCTGAGTTTGCATATAGAGCAGCTGAGTTAGCAACATGACTTGGAGTATTTGCCTGTAGGTATGCTGAGTTAGCGTAACTAGATGCACTATTAGACACATGACTCGGTGTGTTTGCTTGCAAGAATGCAGCATTGGCATAATGACTTGCAGTGATAGAAATTGTATGTACTGTATTAACCGCAGCAGGAGTTGCAACATCACTAGTACTTGTATTAGTTACTTGTGATGATAATTGACCAGCATCGAGTATTCTATTTAATTGAGAGTAAGTATTGCCTGTAGAAATCTTCCACTGATCTACCGATTCGTCCCAATTAATGACAGCATTGTTTCCGGAGACTCTCCGATTAATAATAGAAGCATCAAGATTTGTAGCTGTATTTGCATTTAATAAGAATGATTGTATTTGGAAGTTTACAACACCAGTTTGTGTAAATGCACCAGATACAGTTAAGTTGCCATCAATAACTACGTTAGCTAGATTAGTTTTACCCGCAACTTGCAATACTGTTGTTTCTGGAGTAGCACCAGCTGCAACTCTAACTAAACCACCAGTAGTGACATCTACGAGTGTAGAAACATTTACTGTACTTAAGTTTGCATTTGAACCAAACAATCTCGTAATGTTTGCAGTATTAATTGTTGATTGGTTCGATTGTAATGTAACAATGTTTGCTGATTGAATCGTACTCGTATTACCAGAACTAACATTGAACGTTTGATTTTCTATAACAGCAGTTGTAATACTACCTGTGCCTAAACTAAAGTTACGTATATTACCAACATTCGCATTTGTTACTAGAATATTTGCAGTGTTGATTAATGATAGATTAGAAATTAAAGTTACAACGTTACCTGTTTGATCTACCGTCATGTTTGTGACGTTAGCTTTTGTCACTGTCGCATTACCTAATATTGCATTATTGATTGTAGATGTATTTGATGATAGTGTAACTATGTTTGCAGAAGAGTTAACAGTTAATGTGCGTACATTCGCAACATGAAAATAACTGTTACCTGTGGCCACAATATCAACTAAGAAAGCATCATTATAAACCTGCAAGTTCAACATTGTACCTAAACCAATTAGGTTTAAAACGTCAAACGTGGCTTGTAATGCTCTAACGTTATCTGAAGCTACATTTGCGGAATTGATTGTTGATGCAAAAACTGTATTGATATATGCTGAACCAGAATTCGCATAGATTACGTTTCCTTTTTCAGCAACAGTTCCTGGTAAACGAAGTATGCCAGATGCGGTTACATTATTTGCCACTGTTATGTGATTACTAAATGCAGCATTTGCTGCTGATATATTTCTAGATACTGCTAAGTCCGTGCCTACAGTTACACCATTTGCGACATTCAGTGCAGTTGCTCCAGAACCACCAACACTTACGGTGCCAGCAATAATAGCATTACCTGTTGGTGTACCTACTGTACCTAGATAAAAGTTATTTGCTAGTGACAGATTGTTTTGAAACAGAACATTATTAACAACTTCAAACGGAGTTCCACTTGCAGTAATTCTTAAAGACGCAGTATTTGATATAATCAATGTACCTTGCGTTTTATCATATGATGTAAAACCAAGAGTGTTTAAGTCGGTGGCAGACTTATTAGTCTGTATTCTCCATTCATCAATGGTATTAGTTCTTGTGATATTTTCGATAATTGAAATTGGCATCTTAAACCTTTAATTGTTCTTTTCTAACAGCGTCTGTAACATTTTTTTTATTTCTGACATGTCTTCAGTTAAAGTATTAACTTGAGATTTTAAAGTATTTATCTCATCGTTTTTACCAGATATTCTTGCACCTAATTTTTTTCTAGCTTCATTTTCGGCCAAAACCGCACGGTTAGTAGCTAACAGTGCGGTTGTTTTGGTGTCTTTAACAAAGTCTGTACCTTCTACTTTAACTCTCATATTAACCTGCCGGTAAAGCAATGATCCTTAAATCTTTAATCCTTGGAATAACTGAAGGATCAAGAGAAGTCATAACAATTTTAATAGAGAATGTTTTAAAGTTATCATAAACAATTCCATTATCAGCAGTATATGTTATTTTATCGTCAGTTAAAGAAGGTCTAAATTCATATTCGATAAATTCATTTTCTTTAATTGTAGCAAAATTTGTAGGATTAAAGCATTCTAATTTCTGATAAGCTCTATCTTTAAATTGTACATTGTCCGATGCAGATAGAATTTTAGCAAATACCGTAACTTCTGTACCTGTAGGTTTATTTGCAGATAAGAATATTCGCAAATCACCAGCATCAAATCCATCGGCAAGAGTAATTGGTTTAGTAATGTATCTTGCCAAACATGGACCGCCAGAACTATCAAATTCACTATTCAATACAATAGAAGCATTTGATGCTGTCACAGGTACAGAAATACTGAAATCATCCAAATAACCTGTACCAGTTGCAGCAACATTCAAACCTAAAACATTGCCACTAGCATTAACACTTAAGTAAACTAAAGCGCCAGAACCTGTAGTTGATGTAATCGTAACAGTATTTGAGTTTGCATATCCAGAACCCGGAGCTATGATATTGAAATCTTCTTCATTAATTTCACCATTATCAATGAAGTTTTCCCATGCATTTAAATGCATACCTTCTAATGATACCATAGGTGATACCGCAGGATCGGTACTAGAGATTTGATACTTGACTGCAAAATCTCCAGAATTTTGAATTTCTTTTCGTCTATAACCAATAGCATATTTCGTATCATCACTCATGTAATAAGTTACTCTAGGTTCGATAGTTCTATATACCGTTTCTTTAGCAGCATCTACAGGTTTAGATATGAAAGAATAACTTGAGTTGAAAGCTTCATTTGACTGTAGTGTTATTCCACGATCAAGTAATCTAAATTTATCAATGTTATATTTTCTATCAAAGTTACCTGTTCTTAATACGAAGTTTGCAGGATCAGTTGTAAACACACATCTATTCAATACGAACATCAAATCTTCATTGATATATGGAACATATTCCATAGAGTTTTGAGATTTATATAAAGTACCGACATATGGGTTAATCGAAACGTATTGTCCGCCAGTTGTAGTTTGTCCTTTTTCTGCTGTCCATACAATATAGTCCGGAGTATCGCAAAGTACAACTAAAGCATATAAACCTGGTTTTAAGAAAACAGGAGAAGGGAAAGTAAACTCAGTTGATGTGGTTAAATCATCAGAATCAGGAGCCGAAGTGGTAGTAACTTCATTAGGATTTTTAACAACTACAGATTCAGGATACCAGAAATCTGAAGAAGGCGATCCGTTAACTGTAGGTCTAATCTGAACTGTTACTGGCAATTCATCATCTTTAGAACTAAAGAATACATTAACACTTGATAATGTTAATCCATTTGGATAAACCGAAGGATCGACAAAGAATGTTTGTGCTAATGGGTCAACTCTCCATGTACTAGTGATTCTACTATCAGAGGCTGTAGATTGTAGAATTGCGGATGTAGCTGTTCCGACAACCTTAACGCCAACATCAACATTATAAACAGTATCCATTAGTGTAGTTTTATTAACAGTTACACCTGAAGATACAAAAGTTTTTTCTGAGAAAGAAATAGAATCTAAATCATATGTATTATTAAACGATTCTGTTAACCGGAATTTTCTCTCACCTGTGCGGAATGTTGCAGCTGGTGGATAGAATACGCCAGCAATATCTCCATGTTTATTTGTTATATTGGTGCCTACAGAATACACCCAACTATTTGAAGCTGCATCTGTGGTACTAAGTGTACTTGATATGTTAGCAACTTTAGTTGTTGTATTATAGTTGGTAATTGTATATGAAGAACCTCTTCCTTCTTCAGTAGAAGCTTCATGAATAAAATAGATTGTATTGCCTGCAATATTAACAGAAGGAGCATCTGAAGCTAAAGTGATAGTGTTTGAAGTTAAGGCACGAGTTATGCCAGATTTATGTTGAACTAAAGTAGCTATGTAACCTTCTTTTAATGCTGTTAATCCTTTTAAATATTTACCAGTTAATGCCAAACCAGTTTCATTAATGATGGAAATGGTATTTGTTCCAGGAATAGAAGTAACAATACGTACTAAATTGTAAGCTGTTCCACCAGCAAGCCAACTGTCTAATTGAGTGGATAATTCACCGGTATTATTTGCTAATAAAGCAATTTCACCATCAATGAATTCTGTGTTAGCGCTCAAGTAAACTTTGTTAGGTATAAGTACAAAATTATCTATCGGTGTACCATCAAAGAATGAATAGAATCTTGTAAATGGACGTAAAGCATTTCCTATGAATGTGATAGCTCTAGGTTTTAAATAAGGATTAATTGAAACGTCAGTTACAAATTCTCCAATTTTAGTTTCACTTGACGAAACGCCAAATTGTTGTTGACTTAGTGTGGCACCTTTAGAAACATAAACACTATCAGTTGTAATTTGTTGGTTACCAAAAACATTACCACCTAGTCCTACAGTTTGATTAGTTACTGTACTTACAGTTTCAAACCATTTGGAATCTACAACTTTAGCAAAAGGATTATTAGCGTCATTTGTCCATGTGGGATTCTGATCACTTAAAAATTGAAATGCTTCATTAACAAAGTTAAACGCATTTTCTAATCCTTGAACTGAGTTTAAAGTTACTCGTGCTGTTTTATCGATGTCACTTTCCATGGTAAATTCTGGGAAGAGTTTCATCTTACCGTTAAAGTTACCGTAGATAGCGCCAGCAACAGGAACAGTCTTAGTAGCATAAGGTTGTTTGACCATCTCAGTTGTGGTGTAATCCAACATCAATGTTTTCTTCTCACCTACACCAACAGCCTTAAAGTTACCAGAAGATCCGTCTTCATCAAATTCTAATTTAAATGTACGCATTAGTGATGCTGGTTTCAACTCACCATTTTCAACTAAGCATCGATTATCAAAACTAACATCACTATATGAAGCTTGAACGTCAGTTGATGTAAAGTTATCTACTAGAATACCGTATTTCGATCTTTCTAATCCATTAGCATCTAAAATTTTAGAATCATTTGCATTTTTTTCTAATGAATTCAGAGCAACATAATACTCTAAACCTTTGATGCGATTTTCAAAAGCACCAATATCACTCATGGTGAATCTACGATTATTTTTGAAATCTGCACGAATCAACTTAACATCATCAGTGTACGGTGGGATATACAATGTGTATATCAACATATCATCGCCCGAAACTGTAGGTTGTACAGGCTTAACTCCGGGTTGACCTTGTATTACACCAATCTCTTTAGATGGCTTAACTACAATTTGATCAATACGTGCAAGATAATGTTCAAAAGATAATTCAGCAACTTCATCCGGATCAGCATTAACACCATTAGCGATTGTTGTTGATGCAATAGCACGAGTAGGTCTATAATCTAAGAATCCACGTGCAGAGATTAATCGATTGCCTTCTTTATCGTTGAATAAAGGAATATCAGCATAATCACCTGGATAAGAATCTACTGTAAACAAACCACTGTTTTGTGGTGACAATCCATGAGCATAATACTTGTATTGTACCAACAAACTAGAACCAATTGGTGAACTATATCCACGTTTTAGTTTAATTGTAGCGTGGTCGTAATGTGTTCTTCTTTGTCCATTATCAAACGCATAGTGTGAAGTAACGTCATGATCATCATTCGTCAACATTGCAGTTGTAACGTTTGATGCATTTGTGCGTGAATCTGTAATTCTAACAATCTCAAAAATATCAGGAACTTGCAAACTAACAGCTTTACCTGGAGTTTTCAAATCGGCCATCGTAGAAGCATTATCGAAGAA